ACCGGATGGCCGAAATTTTTTGGTGTCCTCTCTCTCAATCCCGTCCCGCTACGTGTCGCATTTTCGTTGTTCCCGCAATATGTACGTAGCGCAATCTTAACCGTTGAATGGGGTCCCCACTTTAATTTGAAACTGCCCAATCACGTTGTGTCTCACGAGTTTCGATATTTATGACTTGGTGACTAAGTTGTGGGGCAATCCTGACATTTGAATTGTGCTTTAATTTGAAACGGTTGAGTGGACGTACTATGCTTTAAACGATGTTTCATTTTTTTATGAAAGGACCACAATTCAAATTATATGATCAACCAATAGCCAAGTGGACCAATTAAATGTATGTTGTATAGCCTCATTAACACAAATGAGTTTTGGATTTTAATTATAAATAGCCTATTGGTTGATATTGTTATTACGTCTATGTTTTCACACTGATTATATTGATTCAGTTCCTTTCTTTACCAATGTACATGTATCATAATAGGAATAGACGTGGATGGTCATATACCCCACGACGAGGTTATGCACGAAATGGCTTGTATAAGCGTCCCTGTACTTACAAGCGTGTAGATGATAAACGACGCCCGAGTAGTTCAAATAAGGTGTATGATGATACAAAGATGTCACTCCAGCGTATTCATGAGGATCAGTTTGGACCAGAATTTGTTTTGCGTCATAATACAGCATTGTCTACATTTATTACTTATCCTAGTCTTGTTAAGAATGAACCTAACCGTTCTAGATCATATATCAAGTTAAAGCGACTTCGTTTTAAAGGAACTCTGAAGATTGAACGGGTTCACGCTGACGTTAACATGGACGCTCCAAACTCAAAGATTGAAGGAGTTTTTTCTATGGTTGTAGTTGTTGATCGTAAGCCACATTTGAATCCAACTGGATGTCTGCATACATTTGATGAGATGTTTGGAGCCAGGATACATAGCCACGGAAATTTAGCTATCACACCCACATTGAAAGAACGTTTTTATATTCGACATGTTATGAAGCGTGTGTTATCGGTGGAGAAAGATAGTCTAATGGTTGATTTTGAAGGAGTGACGATTTTATCTAATAGACGTTTTACGTGTTGGTCTTCATTTAATGACCACGAAAGAGATTCATGTAACGGGGTATATTCCAACATAAACAGGAATGCTCTATTAGTTTATTACTGTTGGATGTCGGACGACATGTCCAAGGCGTCAACATTTGTATCATTTGATCTCGACTATATTGGATAAATATCATTTGTTTATATTTATCAGTTTTTTTTTTCACCAAAAAATTACATTTGCCCCAACCATTAAAAACAGATCACAACTCTATTTTAACGATTTGGGGTGTGTAGGAATACAATTTGTGTTGATACACTCTTGTACTGTAGATCTAACGATGTCGTTTAATTGGGCCATTGACATCGTAATGTTTGATTGTGAGCGTTGTATTCCTACTATTGAAGCAGATTCACCCGGGTCCAGTATTGTTGTACCCAGTCTATTTAATTCTTTATACGGGTGAATTTCCTCATCTAAATTCGAATCCGCATTTGAACGGACTATATCAATGACACTTCTGGCAGCCCATGATTCTCCTGGTCCTATTTCTATTGGGCCGTTAAGCCCATATCTTGACGATGCGGATTTGACCATTCTCCTCTCCCATTTCCCATACCCCACGTGACAAAAATCAATATCCTTATCGGTAAATTGTTTGGACAATATCTTCACAGTTGGTGCCCGGAAAGGGATATCAACGGAATGTTTCGCCGTCGACAACTTCAATTTACCTTTAAATTTAGCGAAATGGGTTCGCTGATGGACATTTGAGTCTGTCACTTTGTAATACAATTTCCAAGGTATTGGGTCTTTGAGGGAGAAGAATGAAGACGAGAAGTAGTGGAGATCTATATTACATCTTATCGGAAAAGTCCATGACGCTTGCAATGATTCGTTGTCTTGCATTCTTTTATCATGAATCTCCACTATCACAGTTCCTGACGCGTTTATGGGTACCTGTTGCCTGTACTCTATTACACAATGGTCTATCTTCATACAACTTCGCGTCAGTCTTGCACCCAATTGAGACGCCGTCGACGGAAATTGAAGGATTATCTCCGTCAGGTCATGAGAAAGCTGATATTCGTCCCGGTGAGACTCGATATAGTTAAATGCGTTTGGTGGTATGACTAATTTAGACTCCATTGCCCGCGCAGCTGCACTCTTGCCGGAATTGAAAGACGGGGACAAAATTTATGAACTTGATCAGAACTACAGCACGTTTACTACTAATTTAGACATGTATTGAGCTAAAGAAGATGATATAGCTGATAAACTCATAATTAAGGAATATGAGACACCGGACACTATGAACCAGTGTCTTGTGTATATATAGATGTTCAGTTGGTAAAGTTGATATTAGGGTTCAGTGGCATTTGTCGTAAATAAGACCCGGGACACCAGGGGGGAGCTCTCTCAAAAACTATTGTTTTTGGTGTCCTGGTGTCCCATATATACTACAAGTCTCTTTAGGCCCTTTTAGGACACCATGGGCAAAATCGGCCATCCGAAATAATATT